GTCAATTCTTAAAACACGCAACCCACCGCAAGGTGGGTTTTTTTATACCCCTGATACTCTTGGATTATCAGTTCCTTTTAATGTTTTTGAAATATAATTTGAGGATCTTTTATATTTCATTATTTGTTTGTGCTCAGATATGAATGCACCAAGATATGCTGGTTTTAATACTCTTATTCTCCTTTTCTCTTCATTTTGTTTGACTTCATAATCATAGTTTGTAATTGATGCTACTGGAGTTATAGTGTTTGAACTTGATCCACCAAAATTTACTTTGATAAGACTTCCTGTAGATGATGTCACAGTTCCAACAAAAGTAAAAGTAAAGTTAGCATCTACCTCTAAGCCACCTTTTAATACTACTCGATTATATTTGTCTATTGTCTTTATAGTTTCAGAGTGATGAATACCCAGTATGTTTTGTTCTGATCCATATTTTTCCAACATATATGAGTATAAGTCATCGTGATTTAGTGGCCACTGACTTCTTACATTGGTAATATTATTTGATGTAAGAACAACCCAATCCAATTCTGAGTCGCCATAAAGTTGTTGAGCAAGAACATCTGGTCTTTGCTGATCTTCAATGTAATAATAATTAAAAACAGTGATTGCTTGATCAACATCAGTTCTCAGTTTTGATCTTTTAAATAAATTTTTTACAATAACTCTATCTTCAATCCTGTTGCTACCTGACAATAAAGATGGTTGAGATATATTTGGTAATTCTTCGAAGTATGCCATTAGTAACCTACCGCATCGATTGGGACTGGTCTTAAGTCTGGTCTATTTTCATCATAATTAAATAAATTTTCATCATAATCTATATCAAAGATTGGTTCAAGTTCGGAAAATCTGAGTGATAAAGTCACAGAAACTGGTTGTCCTTTTTCGTAAGCATTCCACATTCCATCTGGTGTGTAGTTAACCGCAGTGCCAGTGCAGGCACAAGTCTTAATTCTAACCACAGCATCATTTTCATTTAGAATATCATACTTATCTCTTGTTGTTTTGAATTTTATATCAAAGACATTTGGTGTTCCTAAGAAATAAGACGCACCACCAGTTGATGAACTTATACCTTTTTTTGGTGCCATACCTTGTTTAAAAAATCTAATTATATTTTTTATTCTAGTTGCTTCTTCACGACTACGAGGAGTCATTTTCCATGAAAATGTAAACTCTCTGAGTGTGGGTGAGTTAAACAATAATGCAAGATTATTATTTGGAATAACACCTTGACCTCTTGCTAAAACAGATTCTGGAGTTACACCAAATTGTAAAATATTTAAAAGTGCAGATCCTGCAACTGCTGAACCCAAAACAGATATATTACTGTTTGGATTGTTTAGTGCATTTAAGACTGTTCCTGTTTCAGTCTTAGCATCACCGAAAGCATTTTTAATTAAATCAAATCCTTCACCACCAGCTTGTAATATCTTACCTAAGAGATTGCTCCCAAAAGGAGTGTTTTTTGGATCTTCACTAACTAACCTTCTAAGAGCTTTTGCTGCTTCATTTGTTTGTCCAAATACTGCAGACGAAACTGCTGCAGTAAGTGCATTCAATTGATCAGCACCCCAAGAAACATTATTAGAATCTGCCAAACTATTTGGCATTGGTAATTTTACTAGTCCAAGAAACTCTTCTTGTGGTGATCCTGTTTGAACTCCTTCTGTAAATATCGTACCAGGATTATTGCCACTTGCTGTTTTTATTTCGTCTGATTTTGGAAAAAATAAATCTTGATTTGGTGGTCTATATGTAAACTGATCAATCTGCATATAGTCTTGAGTATTACCAAAGTCAGCGTCCATTGGATATACTAAATTTCTAAGACTTAATTTTTTAATTATCTTATCAACTTTCCCAAATTCAAAAGTTGCATCAGGTGCATTAGTTGATCCAAAATCTGGATTTAATTCTTCTCCATTTATAACAGCATTACCTTCTTCTGGTGGTATATTTGACAAACCACTTGGTTGTTGAATATTAGGAGTTGATGTTGCTTGCCCAACTACCGTTTGGATATTCTGTATATCTTGATCATTAAAGAATGATGGAGCATAACCTTCCGCAACGTTACCTGTACTTACGTTCGTAAAATTCTCGTAAATTACATTTCCAAAGGAGTCTTGAACTTGATTATTTGTTTGATCGTAGTTTGCGTAAACTCCATACTCCACTCCATTTGCTTCTATTGACCCAACTAATGCATTTTGTGGGCCAGTGTAATAGTCTAATGATGGAGTGTTTTGATCAAAACTAATTGGAACTCCAAATTGTTCATTATAAGTAACTCCAGCTACTGTGTATGTTCCATATCCTGGTGCACCAGGTTCTGGTGTGGATCCTACGGTATGATTTGACATTTAAATACTATCCCAAGCCTTTTGTGGTGAAACCTTCTGCCCATATTTATTAGAAAAATTCTCAGTTACTAATTGTGCAACACTTGCATACTCTTCGGGGTCAGGTGGAATAATAAAAATGTCTCCGATGTTACTTAAAAAATATCTATGTAATGTCTTCTTTGGTAATATGGCACCTACTTTATTTATGAGACCTTTTGCAATTCCATCACGATAGTCTGGATTTAGATAATGTAAGTTACCTCCAAGTAGTTTATCTCCTTGAAAATCCATTACATATACGAGTGGTCTACGATCATAGAAAGGATACTTATCTGGAAACTGAGCAGTGTAAGAAAAGAAACAAAGTTCTCCAATCTCTGGTAAACGAACCTCTGCGACTTCAGAAAGTTCAGTATATAATTCATTCGCAAACCAGTCTGGCCCTGTTTTAATAGCACCTTGTGCTCTTTCTCTTATTCTTTCTCCGATAGTCATTTGATACCTAGATTATCTTCAGTCATAATTTTAAATTCAATATTACGATCAGCACAGAACTCCCTCGCTGCTTTCCACTTTGCTTGATTCACTGCATATGTTTGAACTGAATGAGCCCATGCCTTTGTTCTTTTCTTTGGATTTACTTCTGGCATCTTTGTTTCCTTCTTTGGTTTCACCTCGACAACCATAGTTCTTTTATTTCCTTTCTTATCAATATACTTAACGAAAAAGTCTGGAAAGTAACGATGAACACGATTATCTATTGGAGAACGATAAGGAATCCAGAACTCCTCTGACTGCCACTCTTTATATGACATACATATATTATCAGGATCAATTTAAAAACTATTTAGATGGCTATAAAATCGGAAGACTTGTATCTTAGTATACCAAATGCGAGTCCATTATTTTCAAAACTTGCAATATCAAGTCAGTTCAAGGTGTCATTAGATCTTGTTCGTAAAAGTGCATCAGGAGATAATTTAGGATTATTTGATTACTTAACTAATTGTGGAATATTTAATGATGTAAATTCAGCAGCTGAGAAGTATGATTTTCTTTGTGCATCTGCATCATTACCAGGTTCAAACTTTAATATTTCAGAGGAGTTAGGTAGTCGTCAAGGAATGACAGAGAGATTTGCAACAAGAAGAATATATAACGAATTTGATTTAACTTTTTATCTTGACAATGATTATAATGTATTGCGTATGCTTGAGGAGTGGATGAATTATATCAATCCAATTTATAATGAATCTAATGGTAGATATGATGGAAATCAGTCAAGTCAATTAAATGCATATCAGGAAAGAAATTCATATTCAAGGTTCAGATATCCAGATGATTATAGAAGAAAGATAAGAATCACCAAGTTTGAAAGGGATTTTTTACAGAATCCAAATGATAAAAATAATACATTTAAAGATATGCCATTGTTGACTTATCATTTCATTGATACTTTTCCAGTTAATATTAATGCTGTTCCAATGTCTTATGATGGTAGTACGTTTTTACAAGTTACTGCTGTATTTACTTATTTAAGACACACTATTGAAAAACATAGTAATTTACAACAGTCAGTAGAGAAAACAGTGTCTTCTAATTCACAATTGGGTCAAGTTAATCCAATTAAACCAAGAAGGTTTATAAATGAGGTTGCAACTTCTTCAAGTAGTATTGAACCAACACCTCCAGTTGGATATGTAAGTGGTAAACCATATTATGGGCCATTTCATTCACATGTAAAAGAAGATGGAACGGTGATTAAAATGGTTGGTGCTGTGCATAGGTCTGAACCACATCCTATAATATATGATACAATAGGAGAGAGTCTACCAGCTGGATCTACAACTGGACAAACAGTAACAGAGACAAATCCACAGACTGAAACACAAACTACTGCTGGCGAAGGAACATCTCAAACAACTGAAACCACTGAAACAACTGGAGGTGGAACAACAACAACTGATACCACAACTACTACTACAACTACTGATTCCTCTGGATCAACAAGTTCAAGCACCAGTTCCTCAAGTTCAAGTTCAAGTTCTTCTTCGTCTGGTTCAAGTTACTATGGTGGTGGATCTAGTAGTTATTACGGTTACTAAAACCTTGCTATATACAATACTGAATAAAATATTATGCCTTTACCAAAAATAGCGACCCCGACTTATGAGTTGGTTTTACCATCAACGGGAAAAAAAATAAAGTATAGACCTTTTCTTGTGAAAGAAGAAAAAATATTAATTCTTGCACTAGAGAGTGAAGATACAAAACAAATTACAAATGCGATTAAAACTATTTTAAAATCTTGTATTAGTACAAGAGGAATTAAAGTAGAGGACTTACCTACATTTGATATTGAATACATTTTCTTGAATATACGTGGTAAGTCCGTAGGTGAATCAATAGAGGTTTTAGTGACTTGTCCAGATGATGGTAAGACACAAGTTGAACGAAAAATTTATATTGATGAGATACAAGTTGAGAAGGATGAAAAACATAGTCCTGACATTAAATTAGATCATTCTTTA